GCAATTTTAATCATAAGCACGGTAAAGCAACTAACAACCTTGCTATGATGTGGTTAAAACTTGTCGATCGTTATGCAACTCGAGGCAATGTACGTGGTTACACATATAATGACGAAATGAAAGGACAGGCTATCTTGCAACTTTCACAAATTGGACTACAGTTTGACGAATCCAAGTCAGATAATCCATTTGCATACTACACTGCTGCTGTTACTAATAGTTTTGTACGTGTTATTAACATAGAAAAACGCAATCAAAACATTAGAGATGATATCTTAGAGATGAATGACTTGTCTCCTAGTTATACAAGACAGAATCAAGGCGAATGGGAAGCAAGTGTGAAGCGGAATGAAGAAGCTCCGATCACTCAATACACAGGTTCCAAGAAATAGGTTGACAGGTGTTAACATTTGCTATATACTTTAACAAGTACATATGGAGAATAAAACTTGTTTAAAAAAGCTGCGGTATTTACAGACATCCATTTTGGATTGAAGGGCAATAGTCGTGTTCATAACGAAGATTGCGAAGAATTTATTGATTGGTACATAGAACAAGCTCAAGCTGCTGGTTGCGAAACTGGTATCTTCTGCGGAGACTGGCATCACAACAGAAATTCACTTAACCTTACCACTATGGATGCAACAATTAGAAGTATGGAAAAGCTTGGTGCTGCATTTGAGAAGTTTTACTTCTTTGATGGTAACCATGACTTGTATTATAAAGACAAGCGTGACGTTAACAGTACTGCTTTTGCAAAACACATTCCAGGCATTACGTTTATAGACGAAATCTTCATTGAAGATGATGTTGCACTTGTGCCGTGGCTTGTTGGTGACGAGTGGAAGAAGATGAAAGACATCGAAACAAAGTATTTGTTTGGACACTTTGAACTTCCTAGCTTCTATATGAACGCATTGGTTAGAATGCCTGATCATGGTGACCTAAAGCCTGAACACTTTAAGCATCAAGAGTATGTATTCAGTGGACACTTCCACAAACGTCAGAAGCAAGGTGCTATTCATTACATTGGTAATGCATTTCCGCACAACTATGCTGACGTAGGTGATGATGACCGTGGTATGATGATACTTGATAAAGAGAATAACAAAGAGCCGGAGTTTATTAACTGGCCCAACTGTCCTAAGTACCGTACTGTAACACTTAGTAACCTAATTGACAACGCAGATACTTTTATTAAACCTAAAATGTACTTGAGAGTAACGCTTGACCTTCCTATTAGTTACGAAGAAGCAAGCTTTATCAAGGAAACATTCATTACCCAGTACAACTGTCGTGAGATCACACTTATTGCACAGAAGCACTTAGAAGAAATGAGTACAGAGCTTGATATTGCACAGTTTGAAAGTGTAGATCAAATCGTAAGCAATGAAATAGCAGAACTTGACACTACTAACTTTGATAAAAGTTTGTTGTTGCAAATATATAATGGACTAGAATCATAATATGATAAAGATTAAAGACCTTACCGTAAAAAACTTTATGAGTGTGGGCAATCAGACTCAAGCAGTAGACTTTGACCACGAACAACTAACATTGGTACTAGGTGAGAACTTAGATCAAGGCGGTGATGACAGTGGATCACGTAATGGTACCGGTAAAACTACTATTATCAACGCTTTGTCCTATGCATTGTATGGTACAGCACTTACAAACATCAAACGCAACAACTTGATCAACAAAACTAACAGCAAAGGCATGATAGTAACATTGCAATTTGAAAAAGATGGCAATAGTTACCGCATTGAACGAGGACGTTCGCCTAATTTCTTTAAATTCTATATTAATAATCAAGAATCATTAGTAGACGAGTCACAAGGCGACAGTAGACAAACACAAGACGATGTTAATACACTGTTGGGTATGAGTCATGACATGTTTAAGCATATTGTTGCACTAAACACTTATACCGAACCGTTTTTAAGTATGCGTGTTAATGATCAGCGTGTTATCATCGAACAATTACTAGGTATTACTATACTATCCGAGAAAGCTAACTTACTTAAAGAGCAAACTCGGCAGAGCAAAGACGCTATCACTGAAGAGACACTAAAGATTAATGCTATTCAAACTGCAAACGAAAAGATTGAAGCAAGTATTGAACAATTAGCCGGTAGACAACGTGCTTGGCTGTCTAAACACAAGCAGGACCAAGATAAACTAGCAAATGCTATTGATCAACTAGAACATTTAGACATTGAATCAGAACTTGAGTCGCATGAAAAGTTAGCTAATTGGACTGAACACAATAATAAGATAACTTCTCTGAGAAAAGAACTAAGCACACTGGAACCAGCACTACAACGTGCAGATAAGAGTGTTGCAAAGCTTGTTAAGGATATTACAGATCTTGATGATGCAACTTGTTACACATGTGGTCAAGAATTACATGCAGACAAGAAGGCAGAGATCGCAGAGCGTAAAGATAAAGAACTTATTGACGCAAACGCTTATCAAGTAGAAGTTTCTGACAAATTATCACATGTTGTTACTGATCTCGAAGCAATTGGTGACATTAATGGCAAACCTACAACGTTTTACGATAGTGCAAAAGAAGCATATGAGCATAGAAGCAACGTAGACAACTTAAAACAGACATTAGAAACAAAAGTAGGGGAAGAAGACCCATATACTGCACAAATTACCGACCTAAATGAAACTGCTATTCAGAAAATTGACTGGGGTATTGTTAACGAGCTTACTAGTTTTAAAGAACACCAAGAGTTCTTGTTAAAGCTACTTACAAACAAAGATAGTTTCATTCGTAAGAAGATTATTGATCAAAACCTAGCATACTTAAACAACAGACTTTCATATTACCTTGACAAGATCGGGTTGCCGCATCAAGTTGTATTCTTAAATGACTTGAATGTTGAGATTACTCAGTTAGGACAAGACCTAGACTTTGATAACTTGTCAAGAGGCGAACGTAACAGACTTATCTTAGGCTTGAGCTTTGCATTCCGTGATGTTTGGGAAAGCTTATACCAGAATATTAATTTATTGTTCATTGATGAACTTATAGACAGTGGTATGGATACTGCTGGAGTAGAAAATTCGTTAAGCATACTTAAAAAGATGGCACGGGAACGTGAAAAGAACATCTATCTTATCTCACACAAAGATGAACTCATTGGAAGAGTTAATCATGTGTTACGAGTAGTAAAAGAAAACGGCTTTACGAGTTATGCAAATGACTTAGAGGTTACAAACTAATGGAAGATGACGCACATGACTTGCTTGTAAAAGCATATCTGGCATATTTTGCAGCAAATGAAAAATTTGAAAGACGAAATAGTGTACGAACACATCGCGCGGTACGAAAGTGCTTGCGTGAAATTCGTACGTTAGCAAAAGACCGCGCAGATCAAATACATAACCATCATAACACAACAAGGCAAACCAGAACTTAGGCAAAATAATTTAGGCTACGGTAAGTATACTCATGCAGTGGACTTACGAAGGCAACGAGATTGACCAAATACCAAACGACTACGAAGGATTTGTTTATCTTATTACCAACACCACTACAGGCCAGAAATACATAGGCAAGAAACTAGCAAAGTTTAAAACTACTAAGCCACCACTTAAAGGCAAGAAAAATAAACGTCGTGGAACTAAAGAAAGTGACTGGAGAGAATACTATGGCTCCAGTGATAGACTGAACGCAGACGTTGCAGCACTAGGCGCAGATAAATTTACAAGAGAAATACTATACCTATGTAAAGGTAGGGGCGAAATGTCCTACATAGAGGCAAGAGAACAGTTTGATAGACGTGTACTTGAAACAGATGAATACTATAATGGTATTATAAATGTTAGAGTCGGTGGATCAGACAAACTCAAACAGGCATTACTAGAACATCACATGCAGGCAAAAAAATCAATTTAATCAGTTGACAGCTACATCGAAATCAACTATACTTGTTTATAGGCAGATTTAATATACAAGCTCAACAGGCATCCACAGGCAAACATTCCAACACATAAGGTTAGCGGGCCGGATAATAATACCGCTGTGGAAAAAGCTCTCGTATAGAAGCACACGTACATATTGATCGACTACCCAGAGGTAGGAAGCCACCAAACAAATTGGGCTCACTGGTTGATATAGATTGTATTGTTGGCAGTCGAAAAACACAACATAGTTCATAAAAACCCTTTAGCACTAGGAACGAAGCGGGGGAATAGTGTTACATATAATGTACATTGTATATTATAAGCAACATAATGTCGACGGAGGATGGGAAAGGTCAGAGCCCATTGAACTTGTGTATAAAAAATTACCTCTTTCCAATGTCTTGGCTGTGCAGACTCACATGAAGTTGCCGAAAAAGATGACGGGGCTAGAAATAGTTCCGTCTGACTAAACAATCTACATGAAATTAAAACATTAATACATTCGTATTAATGCAGTATAATATCATATAATTAATCATTCACTTATACGAAGTATGTGTAGTTAGAGCGTTAGCGATAACTTGTATTAACGAAGTTAATACACTAACTGATATAAAAAGTAATAAATACGTTCATATAACATTAATGGATACATCAGATGAAAATAAACGACTTACTTAATGAATCGCAAAAGCTTGATGAGTTAGAAATGCCTAACTTTGCCACTAAACAAGGTAGATCTATTAATCGTGCTGAGAAAGCAGGAGCTGCTGATGTAAAACAATCTGTTAAGGATTTGTCAGTTGAATTTGCAACACGTCTTGGTACGCAAGGTAAAAAGTTTAATACTGCTACTACTGATGATGTTATTGAATTTTTGAAGTCTAAGAATGTTGATACTTCTAAGATTGACACTACATCTCCGATGGATAAGAACAGAATTGGATTAGTGTTTACTACTTTGGTTAAAGATAAGATTATGGGTAAAAGTATAGCTGCTCAAGAGCCAGGTCCAAGTAAAGGAAAATTTACTAAGCCTGTTGCTAAAGCTAATCCTGGGAAGACTCCTGGTAGCAACGTCATGACAATTCAGCAGGCGATCGCAAAACTTAATCCAAAACAACAAGCATCTATTAGACAACTAGCAGCTAAACAGGCAGGAGTAGTATAATGAGACTTAACGAGATCGATTTAACACAGCGTACACTAATTACTGAAGGATGGAATGATCCTCGCTTAACACTACTTGAAACACAACATATTATTCCTTTTATCACAAATGTTGA